TGGTCAGCGTGCATGTGCCAGGGGCAGCGGTGCGGCCAAGCTGACAAGCGGTGACGATGACCTGGTCATTCACCTGCAAGTCCACCGTGCCATCGGCATGCGTCTCAGCGATGACACAAGGCAGCGGCGGGCGATTGGCTTGATGGTAGCAGGCAGGAGTCGGCATGGCAATGGAGGGGGAATGTCAACGGGAGACGGGAGTGGTGGAGTGGTGGAGTGGTGGAGTGGTGGAGTGGTGGAGTGGTGGAGCAGCAAAAAGCCGAACGTCCGCTGCACCGATCTGAGCTGAGGCTCAGTCGGTGAGCTTTTTGTTATGCTTTGAGTGACCGAAGCGACAGCAGTAGCGCCAGACCTACCGAATAGTGGATAAGTCCCGTTTTCCAGTCACCAGACTTGGCGCACAGGATGAAATGCACCGGCGCGATACCGATGCAGTAGAGGATTGAGATCATGTCGATTACGAGTCTAAGCATACCAAGGGCGATGGTGGGCAACCCGCGCCAGCGGGTTGCATTGTTCAGGTATCGGAGCCTGCTGGCGCTGGCTCGGTTGCCACATCTCTTTGTTCGGAGCGCAGTCCATTGTGTGCAGCACATCGAAGATGAGATGGACACCCACAGAAAAGCAGGTTGCCAGGATCAGGGCAGCGAGAGCATACAGAATGCGTTCTTTCATTTCGATAGTTCCTCGCTTCCACTGGCTGATTGGGCTGCGTGCTGTGAAAGGATCACCTCGATGGCAGTGACATTGTGTTCAGGGAACTCGCCAAGCGCGGACTGACAGTGGGCAAAGAGCAGACCGATGTAATACCCCTCCCGATAGGCGGCTAAGTGCTCGCGGCCGCCCATCTTTTTTGGACGCTTGGAATAGGCTTCCTCCATCATGTTTTGAATGGCAATAAAGGCGGCCCGGTAGCCATCTAATTTTGCCTGGCTGTCAGGTGCTGCGGTCGCCGTGAAGTCAGGAGTTTGCCGACTAGGAATTGGTTTGCGAGTCTTCATTCTTCTTCGATTTGGTAGCCCAAGAGATCTGAAGCACCACGCACGAATTTGGAGCAGAAATGGAGATCACATAATAAAGGCGGCTGCTTTGGTTTCATGGAACCTTGCAGAACCTTGAACAATAATAGCTGCGCCTCTGTTTCACCATTTGGGAGCGAGATTTGATACTCCTTTTCAATGGCACCACAGCGGCGGCACTTGTATTCAAAGACGGCTTTTTTCATAGTGGTTGAGCGAAGGATTCGACGTCTTGGAGAGGGTAGATCATCTCGCCGACGTGTTTGAGGATGACGGTGGTGTCCATCAAGATGTCGAAGCCGAGGTCGAGGGCGCGCTGGCAGAACATCCAGTCCTCGGACAGGTAGCGGCGGCGACCCTCAAAGGCACGGACGCCGGTGGCGAAGAAGTCATGCTTGACGCCGGACTCGTCACCTTCATCGGGATCATACTCGATCTCGGGGTGCTGATTGATCATGGCGAGGAGGACGGCCCGGGAAACCATGAGGCAGCCGGTGCCGGCATACTTGACGCGCTGGAGGCCATCAGGCCGATCAGGCTCGGGCTGGTCGAGGACGTTGCAGACCCAGCCTAACTCTTTTTGCTTTTTGGGATACAGACCGGCGATGATGTCGATCCCGGCTTCGGCGTGGGCGATGAGCTTGGCGATGTGCTCGGGGGAGAAGATGAGGTCGGTGTCCAACTGCAGCATGTGGGTGCAGTCGCTGGCGAGGAATTGCGCGCAGAGGCGATTGCGGGCGCGGGCGACGAGGCTGTCACCGACACAGGGGCGGATGATCATGGGGCATGGACGCTGCGTGATGAGAGCGAACATGGAGTGGACGAAGTGCGCGTTGTAGGCGCCGTAAACGGGGAGGCCGAGGAAGAGCTTCATGAGAAAGGATGAAGGGTGAAGGATGAAGGGTGAAGGACACGAAAAAGGCCAGGCCCGCTGGAGCTGCGGACACTGGCCTAAGTTGTGGGCACGAGGCCCGACAGATGAGAGAAGGCGCGGGAGTGGCTCCACTCACTCCCACGCTGGAGGTCAGACGATGATCTCGATGCCGAAGGTGCCATCACCTGCGTTGCCACCATTGGCTTCACCCAGCGCGCTGGCGAAGATGTAGGATTTGTCGAGGTTAGGCGGCAGGATCACTTCACGATTGCTGGCGACGTGGTTGGCGGCATTGCCTGCGACAACGAAGGCACCCTGAACGAGCGATGCGTTGGCACCGTTGGCCTCATTGGAAGCATACAACGAATAGTTGATGTTCTTGGAGTTGGCTCCAGTAGCGACGCCGTTGTAGAGGCGGACGCGGAACTGGTTGGTGAAGGGACGCACCGCCTGCTGAGGCAGGGCGATGGTGTTGGTATTGACGGTGTTTGCCGCATTGGGCATGGCCGCTGTTTGGAGGAGGGAATTGTCTTTCATGGGAGGGAGGTCCTGTGAGGTGAATTGTGCAGCGTTAGAGGTTAGGCCTCGATGGCATCCGCCTCACCGATGGAGAGATCGGCATAGACGATTGGGATGCCGTTCCAGTTCTCTGGCGGTGGCGGGTAGGTGTTGAAGGTGGCCTGATTGGCGTCACCGGACTGGCCCATGACGAAGTTGACGGCCGTGGCCTGACGGCTGGCGGCGAGCTGCTCACCGGAGCGGGAGCCCATGGCGAACTTGGTCGGGCGCTTGCCGGGACCGAAGCTGCGGGTGAGCTTGGACATGAGGGCATCGGTGAGACCCTTGCCACTGTCGGCGGTGAGGTTGGCGATGCGGCGGAGGCTGAACTGCGTGGGCACCACGGAGTTTGGCGTCTGGTTGAAGCCAGCGACGCTGAGGCCGATGTGGCCGGAGAACTGCTGCAGGTCATGCAGGCTCTTCTTGGTGGACTCGTTGGCGTCCGGGGCCTCGTTGCTGGTGACCATCTCGGAGAGCTGGAAGAGCTCGCCCGCACCGGTCATGTCGTTACCCAGCACGAGCTGGACATCGAGCTCGCCTTCGATGAAGGCGTAGACGCTGGCTGCCGTGTTAGCGGTGGTGCCAGCGGCATTGATGACGGACTTGGCGAAGCTGCTGGCGGCGGCGCTGGCCGTGGCGGCGAGGACGTTGGCGGTGATGTAGGGCGTGAGCTCCTTGAAGCCGGGGAAGCCCTTGGCATCAAAGGCAGTGCCCTGGATGATCTGCTTCTCGATGGCGATGCCCTGGCTGCGCATCTTGCTCATGGTCTGGAGATCAAACCAGGTGTAGCCGACCTGACCGTGCTCGGCGTCCCACTTCTGGGCGCTGATGCGCTCGGCCTTGATCTGACCGCCGACGAGCGAGCAGTCGAACTCACGCAGGGCGAGGGTGGCCTCGGTCGGGGTGAAGCCTTCACCATAATTCACGAACGCATTGGCAGCGGCGTGAGCGGTGAGGGCGAGCGACATGAAGCGCGTGCCGCGAGCGGTGCGTGTGTCGAGGGTGGCGAGCAGGGGCGTCTCAGCGATGAGGGCCATGATCAGACCGGCGGTCAGTGGGACCTGACGGCCTTGGGCGATTTGGAGTGCGTTTGGCATGGTAGTCGGTGCGGTGGAGTGTGGGACGCGAGATTAAACGGAGGCGGAGATGGGGAGGGCCGTCTTGGCGGCATTGCTGCGGCCGAGGTTGATGAGCTGAAGTGCGGTCATTCCGACGACATTCACCGGAGCGGCAGGTGCCTGAGCGGGAGCGGACGGGGAGGGCGCACCACCGAGGGCGGCGTGGGTGACACCAGCAGCGCCGAGGGCGGCCTGATTGGTGATGTGAGCCTGGACGGCGGCGGTGGCGGCATTGGTCACCATCTGATTGATCTGCTCCTGCGTGAGCTGCACCATGTTCACCGGAGCGGCAGCATTCACGGGCGCAGCGGCGGGCGCTGGTGCGGATGCTGCGGCTGGCGCTGGAGCAGCGGCGGCGACGGGGGCTGGGACGGGTGCGGCACCTCCACCAGCAGGTGGCGTTTCGGTGGCGGCGTTCAGGAGTGGGGTGCGGAGCTTCATGGGCGGTGGAGATGCGGCGAGCGCGTTCGAGACGCGGGACATGTCAAACAGGGCGAGCACTTCTGCGGGTGCGGCGGCGAGCATGGCGCGATTCGTGGGCTGCAAGGTGCCGGCACGCGCGGCGAGATTGGCCAGGGGCTCAATAACGGTGTCGGCGAAGCCGGAGTCGACGGCGGTCTGGCCGTCCATCCACGTTTCTTCCTGAATCAAAATGCGGATTTCTTCGGGTGTCTGGCCGGTGCGCTTGGCGTAGAGATTGACCAGGGTGGCGTCAATGCTGTCGAGCATGTCGGCATACTGGCGCATGTCATCGGCTCCGCCGCAGGCGCAGCCGTTGCTGCCATGGATCATCATCCAGGCATTGGCCGGGATGCGGATCTCATCACAGGCCATGGCGGGATAGGTGGCGGCAGAAGCGCAGATGCCATCGATGACGCATATCTTCTGCGCGGGGTGACGGGACAGGAGATTGTGGATGGCCATGCCGGTGAAGACGTCGCCACCTTCACTGAAAATGGTGAGCTGGATTTTCTTCACGTCGCCGAGCTCCTCGAGCTCGTGCTCGAACTCTTTCAGGGTGCCGGCACCGTCGGTCTCGATCTCTTCACCACACCAGTCGGTGGTGACTTTTGGCATGCCAATGTAACCGCGAAGTTTGATCTCAGCATACCCGGACTCGGCGTAGTTGGTGACCTTAAACCAAGGGGCTGCGGAGGCTGGGGTGGCAGGGGTCGGCGCAGGGGCACGATTGGAGGGAGGGAGGATCTTACGTTTATCACGGCGCATGTGGCTGCGCGGATGTCAATGGACACGAAAAAGCCCACCACGGAATTCCGTGGTGGGCTTTTCGGAGGTGATCACTCGGCAGGGGGCGGGATGAGCGGGGGCAGGCCGGCATTTGGATCGATGAATCCACCCTGACCGGACTGGCCGACCATCTGACCAGGCATCATGCTTTTCACGAGATCGTAAGGGACGCCTTCAGCGGCGCAGAGGTTCATCCAGTCTTTCACCTCGAGCACGCGGGCGCGGCGGACGTCGCTGGCTTCCTGACCGAGTTCAGCGTAAAATTCCTCTTCAGTGCCGAGGCCTTTGTCGAGGCGGTCGAGCCACGTTTTGTAGAAGTAGCGCTCGTCGATGGTGATCTTGCGCGGGCCATGCCAGCGGCAGAGGAAGGGATCAGCTCCATTGCGCGGAAGGCGGCCACCATTGATGCGGCCGGTGAGGATGCCCCAGCGCACAACGAAGTCACGGGTGGGCTTGCAGAAGCGGCTGATCATGCGGCGCATGATGAAGCGGAAGAACCAGTCGGCCTGACTGAGGGTGAAGCGGGTCTCGGGGCCGGTGCGGCCACTGATGGCCCACACAAAGGAGGGCGGGATGCCGAAGCCCCAGGCGATGTCATTCACGAGCCAGTCCATGAAGCCGGTGAAGGTGAGGCTGGGGCGCTCACTCTTCACCATGTCGAGCTTCTCACCTTCCTTCAGCACAGGGATCAAAGCGCCGCCCATGAAGTTGGCGTATTTGCGGAAGTTGTCGGTGCTGGTGGTCTCGGTGGCGGTGCCATTGGTGACAGGCCGGCCCTCGCTGGTCTTGGAGAAGCGGCGCTTGAAGACCTCACTCTCGAAGCCTTCCGGGATCTCGCCAGTCGGGGTGGTGATGACGGCTCCGAAGAAGGCGTTCAAGTAGGCAGCGGATTCTTCGAGGGTCTTGAGATCCATCATGGTGATGGCGGAAGATTGGCCGTGATGTGTCCAGGGCATGCCGCGCCCCTGACCGATGCGCTTGGGATCGAGCACGAGCATGAAGTCCTGCGCGGCGAACTCGGTGAAGCTCTGCGGGGCATAACCATACGCGGCGGGATAGCCGGGGCCTGTCTCCATCTGGACGCGGTAGCGCTCAGGGCGACCATTGGCACCACGCAGGACGCCATCACGCCAGCCAGTGGTGCCGCCGAAATTGGACATGCCGCCGAGCCAGCCATCGGTGATCTGATCGGAGGCGAACACTTGAAGTTTCGGGTAACCAATGATGCGACCGGAGGTGTCACGCGGCAGGATTTTAACGACGCCGCAGTCGCCATCAGTCATCATGGCGGGGGCGATGAGCTCCTGCAGCTCGTAGAAATTATGCATGCCTGCGACATCGAGCCGGGACCAATCCTCTGCGGCCTCAAACACGGAGTCACAGAGGCGATTGCATGAGTCGTCGAACTCCTGATCACCAGTGCTGGCGTAGGGGATGATGCCACCACCGATGGAGTAGCGGGTGCTGCCCTCCACCATGGCGCGGCCGAGGCCGGTGCGGTTCACGATGAACCGGCTGCGGATCATGGAGGTGCGCCGGTCGACGGGCTTCATGTCCTGCAAATGGCGGGAGGTGAGGCCGGAGGGATCGGTGCCGCGCCCGGTGGCATTGGTGCCGAAGGGTGAGAGGGCGGCAGCGGAGGAGTCGGGCGCGACACTGTTCACCGGACGTGCGGTGAGTGCGGCGGCGACGCTGGTGAGGTAATTGCGGAGCTTCATTGGTTAGCCGAGAATGGAGCCGAACTGAACCTGCAGGAGTGAGCCGCTGCTGCCGAGATCGGTATCACCGAGGTAGCGAAGGGCACCGACGATGGCGTCATGATTGGCCTGATCGGTGACGCGGCGGGCGCTGGTGCTGCTGCCGCCATCACTGGTGGAGCTGGTGATCTCATGGTCGCCAGCGCGGACGGCTTCGGAGTATTTCCGGCGCTCCACTTTCAGCCAGGCGATCTGGGCGGCAGTGTCGGCCCCGGCCTGATCGGCGGCATCGAGCAGCCAGAGATTGATGAGTGAGCGGTCGGCCATGTGCGGGAGGGCCGAGTGTCAAAGGTTTCAAGACTCGGAGTCGGGCTCGGTCTCTTCGATCTCGACGTGATTGGTTAGGCTAGAGCTGACGCCGCGAGGGCGGAGCTTATACCACTGGGCGAGGCACATGAGGAAGGCATCGGCGAAGTCTTCAGGGCCGCCATCGCGGAACCAGTCGCCGACTTTCAGGACTTTGCTGCGGCGGGTGCCGGGCTTGCGCTTGGCGCTGGACTTGGCTTTTTCGTCTTCCTCGGTCCACCTGCGCTTGGTGGTGAACTCGATGCAGAGATCGGTGTCGGGATTGCTGAAGAAGCGGAGCTGACCGATGGGCGGCGTGAGATGATTGGCCAGCGCGGTGGCGATCTCGGCAGCGCGGCCGATGCGCTCGTCGTAGAGTTCCTCGTGGAAGGCATCAGCATTGAAGAGGTAGCGGGGCAGGCTGATTTTATCGTATCGATTCTTTGCCTGCATGGTGACGAGGTCGGGCATGCTGGCAGTCTGTGAGCCACCGCGCCCTTTGGCGGGCCAGAAGAGACGGCGTGCACCAGGGGAGGCGCAGAAGGCGAGCACTCGCTTTGTGAATGCGCCGTCGCCCTCATCGATCCAGGCGGAGTCGACGGTGGGCGGGATGCGATCGGCCTCAGGGATGTCCTGCCAGTCGTCGATGATGATGGGCTTTTCGGCTTCGGGAATGAGGCCATCGAAGCCTTTGAAGACGATGCCATAATCGAGGAGCTCACAGGAATCGTCCTCATAGAATGCGGCTTTGACCCACTTGCGGCCGTAGTGCTGGGTATCGACACCCATGAGGATGGCGAGCGGGACGCGGCTGCAATGACCACGGGCGAAGCGGGCCTGCAAGGTGAGGAGGTGGGCGAGGGTGCGGCCATTGTCACTGAGCATGCGCTGGACGGGCAGGCCCTCACGGGAGCGGCGGAACTTGCGCTGCTTGCTGAGATTGGTGGCGGTGACGATCTCAACGGCTAAATGCCCGAACGTGGAGTCGGGCTGATGGGCGAGGGCGTAGAGATCGGAGCACTGGAAGCTGAGCTTGCGCGGAACGGGCTGGGGATGACCGGCATCGCTGTCGGTCTCGGTGGGATCGCGGTCGGTGCGGAAGGTGATGCAGTCATCCTGCAGGGCTCCATGCGGTGTATTGGTGGGGAGGTATAACCGATAGCGTAGCATCCAACTCTTATGCCGGTCCTCGATGCGGCCGTGGCACCAGAGGCACTCGTAGTAGGTGTCGGCGAGGATGAGGTCGAGATCCCACTGCCGGGAGTTTTCCCGGCGGCAATGCTGGTATCTGAGGCCGGAGCGGACGAGGACCTGATAGCCGGGAGGCAGGGGCTGAGGCAGGTGATCGAAGAGCCGTGCGGTGTCATCGGTGGCCTGCGGGGGAAGGGTGCCACTGCAATGGGGGCAGGGGACAAAGACGCGGTGCCGGCTGCCGTGGAGATACTCGGGCCAGATAATGTCGTCCTCATTGCGGGGCTTGCTGATGACGAAGAGCTTCGAGCCTTCCTGCCGTTTTAAGCGATCGCGAGCAAGGTCGACGGCGGTGGATTCGCCACCGCGCATTTCTTCGGGAGTCTCGTCGACTTCATCGAGCTCACACCAGTCGAGGGATTTGTTCGCCAGGCCACCGACGCTCTGACCGCCTAACAAGTAGATGGTCAGGCCGACGAGGTAGAGGGTCATGTTCTGGAGCTTGTCTTTGTCTGAGGGGATGCGCTGAGCGATGGCATTGCAGGCGCGCAGCATGGGCTGCAGGCGATTGATGCCGATACGCTGGATTTCCTCGCGATTGTTGATGACCATGGCGACGTCACGCGGGGCGAAGCGGATCTTGTGCATGAGGGCACCGAGGAAGGCGAGGGTCATGCCGATCTGACTGGGCTTCACGCAGATGAACTCCTTCCAGTATGGGGACTGGATGAAGTCGAAGAGGATGGTGCAGACGGGCGATAACTCAGGGTCGTAGTAGCCGGGGAATTGCTTGGATTCCTCCGCGCTGAGGATGACGTTTTCACGTATCCACGGTGAGATGGGCGGGGGTAGCTCGATGCGCGAATGCTGCGCGAAGATGCGGTCGATGAAGGCGGCGACCTCCTGACGATCACGCTCCTGGTATGGCAAGGCCCGGCGCAGGTAGGCGGCCGGGACGAGGGAGGGAAGCGGAGGTAGGGCAGTCATCTGACGCGGGCGCTGGGTGGACTCACGCGTGCAACTGCAATGGCGGCGGCACCTGCCCCTGCAGCCAGGCAGCGCACTCCAACCAGATTTCTGCCGGCAGGCGGGCCATGTGCTCAGGCACAAACTTGCCCTGCAGCAGCGGCGCGCAGTGCTCGACCCACAGGGAGCGCCGCCGAGCACGACGGGCGGCTGGATCGGTGATGGCATCCAACTGCGGCTCGATGCGATCGAGGAAATACATGCCACCGATGACGACGCCGGTGATGCGCGGCGCGAGATCCTGCTCGACGCCAGCACGCGAGATGAGGAGCTTGCGCTTTTCAAGGACCTCGATGGCGCGCTTCTCGGCGATGGTGAGATCGTTGAAGGCTTCGCGGTAGCGGCTGTCCTGCAGGTCGCCCTCGGTGCGGAGCTCAGCGGCGTAGGCTGCATCTCGCGCCTGGCGAAGGGATGCCACACGGGAGCGGAGCTGATGCAGCTCATGCTCTAGGCCCTGATACTCGGCATCCACGATGGGTGAGGTAGGAACACTGACGACCGGAGCTTCTGGCGCTACCTGCTCAGGCTGCGCACCAGGCTGCTCAATGGGCGAAGATCCCATATGCGCTGCGATCGCCTCCCTCATGTCAGCCGGGAACTGATGCTTGAACACGCCGCGCTGCCGCATCCGAGAATACCAGGACTCGATCTGCGCGGGCTCATCAAAGGGCGGATAGTCATCATGCGCCTGCCCATAATCCCGCCAGCGAAAGTAGGTCCTCCGCCGAATTCCAAGGTGCACATACCCATCCGGGTGGGATTTATAGCGCACTCCACCCCCTTTCACAGGGGCGCACGGTGGCACCAAAACTAGATCGGGGGAGTCGCTCACTGAAATCGAGCCAGTGTCAATAAGCCGTGCCTCAAACAAAAACATACCCATGCCTAAAACTAGCCTGCGCGAGTTCAGCTCAGGGGAGGGTGTGACTGAGGGGCGGAAGCCTCCTAGCTAGGGGGGGGTGGGGCGTGCCTGAATGGGCGCTGATTCCGCTAGGTGCCTGAGGTCAGTGGTCGGTTTAATCTTTGGAGCTTACGAGGCACTTTTTAAAGACATACACTGAACCCCCAAAAACCTCTACCACCTGTCAGACCTATCAAGAATCAATCAACGGCGGGCTTTCCACGGCTGATAGGTTCACTCAAAAACACCACAGGTCTGTCAGGTAATAAGATGGCACCTCATTTTCTCCGGCACTTTTTGCCTTGAATTGGGCACAGGTCTGATAGGTCGAAGCATTACCCCACAAGAGAGAGAGGGGTGCGGGGAGCGGCGGTGCGGGAGACTGGAGAGCGGCGCTGGCGCGCCGACGCTCACGCGGGCAGGGACACACTCATGGACGCCCTAGATCACTCGCACGGAGGCCCGCAGCGGCCGCGTGTGCCGCCCTGGCTGATCCGCAGGCTTAGGCCCAGCGCCCGCCTCGGCACGGCCGTGGCCGCTGCTGACGGAATTCCGTGGCAGTCCTGCCCTTCGGGCAGCGCCAGCGCCTCTCGGCACCTATGTCACCACACCGACCTCTTGCGCGCAGGTGACCCGCGCTCACTCGCTCCCCTCATCACATGCCCCAGCCATGACAGTCGTGGTCACTGGCTTCATCTCCCTGCCGGCCCCGCGCTCATCGAGCGACTACTGCGCCACGCGGGTGACGGCATATCTGGCGGGCGACATACGCGGCCGCTTCTTGACGTGGTATTGATAGCCATCAGGCCCGGTGAAGAAGAGATCGTTCAAGCGCTGATCCAGCGCCTTGCCGAAGCTGCTGCGCGTCTTCGGCGTCAGCCACTCACTCGCAGAGCGCGCACGCTGCTCCTCCTCATTCGGCGGTGGGAAATCCTCACACGGTGAAGGCTCATACTTCCAGCCATCCTTCTTGCCCTCAGTCGTCAGGACCGCGTCCACGTCCTGCTCAGGCCACAGTGCGAACGTGGCCACGGAATTCCGCCGTGCCACGCCAGCGAACTGCTGCACCGTGATCTCGAACGTCGGCAGCATCGTCACCTTGTCTGCATCGCGGCCAAACTCAGCCAGCGCCATCTCAGCCATCGCACGGTATTCGCGGGCGTCCTTGTCGCCGATCTCTTCATTCGAGCTTAGCGCCATGCAGTCCCACACCTTGCCGCCAGCCTCACGACCCGCGAAGGCCACCACCGCAGGCACCACAGCCGCCCAGCTTTCAAACGAGCCCAGGAGTCGACCTTCCTTCTTCGGCCTACCTGCCTTGTCCCATTCGCGGATGATTGCCCACAGCGCCATCAGACCACGCTTGCGGTTCGCATGGTCCGCGAAGAAATGCCCATCGATCAGCGTCGCCCCGGGCGGCAGCACACGATCAGCTCCCGCAAGCGGATTCCACAGATCGATCATCAGGGATCTGCGCTGGATGTCCGTGCTCACCTTCAGGTTGTTGCCCGTCATCAGCGTCACACCGCGCAGCTTCGGCGCGATCATCGAGTTCGTGTTCAGCCTGCGGAAGTCCCACTCATCATTGCTGATCCATTGGTCGAGCAACTCCGTCTTCACCGGCTTATTGCCCCAGTCGACGTTATCAAAGATCGTGTAGGCCGCGCCCGCCAGCGCCATCGAGTTCAGCGTCTCCTGCAGCTTGCCTTCCTGATCTTGCAGCAGTGGCTTCGTTGCCTTCGTGCCGTGGCACAGCCACGTTGCATACCAGGCCAGCGTCGTCTTGCCGCTCTCTTGAATGTTCGCGTTGTAAACAAACATCGGTGCCTTGGCCTCATACAAGCCACGGCCAAACATCGTCACCAGGGCCGCCAGATGAATCGCAAAATCCCGCGACTCATTCCGCCACGCAAACGTCCGGAACAGCTCATAAAAATAGTTCACTGCGTCGAAGAGCTCCATGTCCGCATCGAAGTCCAGCGCACCTGCCGTGTAGATTCCCGTGGGCTGATCGTAGCCACGGCTGAGCAGGCGTAGCTTGCGCAGCCCGCGCTCATCCTTCTCATCATCCAGCCACGGCAGCCGCACATGATGCACCGCCTTCAGCACCGGCAGGCGGGCGCGTAGGATATCACTGTTCAGGATCACCTCTGCCTGATCCTTCGTTAGGCTGCCCTTGATTGGCTCTCCCTCTTTGGTCCATGACTTGATCGGCATCACACTGCGCGCACTCGGCAGCCAGGTGCGGAAGCTCGCCGACTTCATCAGCTTAATCTGACCCGTCAGCGCATCCACCGTCACCAGCTCATCCTGGAAGACGAACAACTCCTCCGAGCCATCCGCGCAGCCGAGAATGTCCGCCACCTTGTTGGCCAGTTCATCGGAAGCCAGACCGAGGAACAGCGAGCGCGCCTGACTCTCCACCGCCGCAGGCTCCGGCAGGCCAGCGCTTCTCGCCACGTCGCGCAGGCCATCTGCCAGCGCCATGTTGGTGCCTCGATCATGCATGAGTGTAGATGAGCCCCTCCCCGATTGGTCTATGCGTTGCCTTGGGGTTCAGGTAGAGCAGGCGCTGCTTCGCAGGCCCACCATGAAAAGGCGTGAACTGCCGCTCCGATCCCTTGCCCTTCATCTTGCCCTCACGCAGCACGTTGGGCAGCCGCATGTTCACACTCGGATTGCTCAGCGCCTGACTGTCACAGCCCAGCGATGCCAGCGTGTCGCGCACTGTGATCACGCAGTCCTTCCAGTCCGTCACCGTCTGACAGCCGATCTTAACCAGCGCATGGCAGCTCCGGCCGCCGCTGGTCACGATTGCCACCACCGGCAGGCCCAGCCGCGCCAGCATGTTCAGCCACAGGTCTGCAGGTGCCTCGTCAGACTCGAGCAATAAATAAGGGAAGGCCGCCACGGATTTCAGCGTGCGCCTGCTGAGCTGGGGCTTGCCCATCACCGCATGCCACTTGCCATCCACCGGCTGAATCAGCCACACCATGCCTTCCTTGGTCCGCTCAGGGATCGCCTTGATCTCGCGGGCCTTCACATCCGGCGACTTCCCGAGCTCATACCAGCGACCCCGCCAGCGCATCCAATCACCCCGGCTGCTCATCGACCCAAAGACCATCACCTTCTGATCTTCCGCATACAGCAGGTCCAGCACCTGGCCGGCCGTAACACTGCGCGGATCGATCGGTGACCGCGCGCGCAGGAAAGCCTCATCCACCTTCCAGTCCGTGCGCTGCGCACGTTTCAGTGCCTCCAGATCAAACTTCACCGCCTCACGCTTCTTCGGCACCACATAATCCGGCAGCTTGCCCATGTCAGCATCACCTTCCACCAGGTGACCGCGTGGCTGGCTGTGCTGCGTTGTCAGCGCACTGCGCAGCTTATGCCACAGATCATACTGTGACCACGCAGGCGCGCAGCCTGCGTTGTATTCCAGCATCAGCGGCATCGCCTCTTCAGGTGAGAAACCAAAGCCCCACACCAGCGCGCAGGCCACTCTGAAGGTGGCCCCATGGCCGCCCTGACCGGCGATCGCCGGGGGGCATGTGGCCATCAGTCTTCGTGCTCGTTCGACCAGAGTCATTGTCCGATTGTAAGTTAGGGGTTCAGCTCAGCGGCGGTGGCACATCTCCACGATTTTGATGCGGCGATTCTCGTTGAATTGCCCCTCATCGGGCGCGCGGCATTCCACATCCCGCGCACCCTCCGACCGGAAGCAGCGCACCTCGCAGCCGTAGAGTTTCAGCATCGCATGCAGGTCACCCATCAGGGCTGACTTGCCGCTACCTTTGCCGCCATAGATCAGGACAGTGATGTCAGGTCCGGCAGTGTGTTGAGCGTGTGGCATGATTGGGAGTGTGAAGGGTCAGGTCAAAAACTCAGGCAGCCTCCACCTGCTTCACGGCCCGCTGCAGCTTCAGCCTGCGCGCATCCCAGGCCTTGCGCTCCGGTGCCTCTTTGGCAGGCGTCTTGCCGATGATGTCCGCCATCTTGTGCGTGCCCACCACCAAGGCCCCGACCTGCTCCTCGAAGCTCATTTCAGCCGGTGCCTGGTCATCGATCAATTCATCACAAATCGAGGCCGCCAGATCGTATGAGATCAGCAGCGCATCCGCCACCGCCGCTACACCGCAGCCCGGATTCTCAGCGCGCCATTCTGTGATCGTCCGCTTGATCTCCGCCCGCTGATCCTGAAGTGCTGCTGAAGCGTCGAGCTGCGCAGCGAGTTGCTCACCTTGCTCACCGATCCATTCATCCAGGGAACGCGGACCATTCTTAAACTCTGAGTCCGCCATCTCAGTCACCACCTCCGCAGGCTGCACTGGCGGCTCTTCCTTCTTCACCTTCTTGCCCGCATCCAGCAGCGCGGCCGCGCGTCTCTCCAGCTCCACATCCTTCACGCCAAAGCGCGTCTTGAGCTCAGCAAAATCTTCGCCCTTCGAGCCCGAGTATTTGATGTGCTTGCACAGCAGCGCCGCCGTCAGGTAACCCATCCAGGCAGCCTGCGTTGTCGCTCTTGCCCGCACATGGGTCAGGATCGCGTCCTCATAATCGCGCTCACAGCTCACCGTGCCCTTGGGCATCTTCACATCCAGCCACAGGCGCATCGACCGCATGCCATCCGCGCCGCTTTGCTCCAGGGCGATCTGGAACAGGTAGTCCAGATCCTCCAGCCCCATGCCGCGACGCTCGATCGCTGCGACCAGATCGCTCAGTCCTTCATTCACCATGTGCTGCTCGATCTTCTGCGCACGGATTTCCTTGGCTCGGCGCTCCTTCTCGATGTCGGCCGCCTCATTGGCATCCTTGATCTCCGCGTCCGCATCCCGGCCATGTAGCTGCGCCTTCGCAATGATGATGGCCTGCTTCTTTTCCACCAGCTCGATGCGCTGACCACTCACCGGATGGCGGGCCAGCACCACATCGATGTCCACGCCTTTCAGCAGTTGCTTCCACGTCTTCTTGTTCTCATAGGCGATCTGGCCCAGCTCACTGTATTCAGGCTTGGCAGACAGGTCCACATAGCCAGCATCATGAGTCAGAGACCCCCGATAGCCCTTGAAAATCTCCCTCGCACCATCGCCCTCGATGACTCGCGTGTTCTGCGCTTCCGCCGCACCGCGCAGGATCTTCCACGCCGCGTCCTGCTTCTTCCGGTGGCATGCAGGCAATGTGCAGAGCGCATGAGTGCCCGTGCCGCGTGATCCCGCCACGGAATTCCGTGGTGGGCTTTCTGAGTTGCTCGCATCGGTCAGATACGGGCAGTCCAGGCAGCTCCCGCCCATCAGCCGCTCACCCGTGATCTCATCATGCACCACCGGCAGCAGCTCGGCGGCCTCGATGTCGAATCCCGGCTTTTGCAGGCTCACCATGAAGTGCTCCCGCACCATCTCGCGGGTCTGCTCATAGTTCAGCGGCACCTCCTGGATCTCCGGCGTCAGCACCTTACGGGCCGCCGCCTCACGCAGCTTGGCATCAGGGATGCGGCCCACCAGCATGGCCGTGCTCAGCGCCACCTCACCCGACTCCACCGCATTCACCAGGGACTCAGGGCAGAGCAGCAGCTTCAGCCGGTCGGCGATGTGGCTGATCGATTTCCCGATCTTTGCCGCCAGCGTCGCCTGCGTGTAGCACGGCAGGCCCGCAGCATCCCGCAGGTCCAGCACCTTGCGGTAACCTCGCGCCTCTTCCCGCACCGTCAGATCCTCACGCTGCAGGTTCTCGATCAGCACGATCTCCTGCGCAGCGCCATCATCCAGATCATGCACGATCACCGGCACGCGCTCCAGCCCTGCCAGCTTCGCCGCCCGCAGTCTCCGCTCACCCGCCACCAACTCCAGCCGCTCAGGATCTCGGGGGCTGCTGCGTGCTGTCAGTGGCTGGATGATGCCATGCTCACGCACACTGCTCGCCAGTTCCTCCAGCGTTTCAGGGGCAAAATTCTCGCGCACTTGGTAAGGGCTCGGATCGATCAGGGTGACAGGGCAGTGGGTGACTTCGATTGCTTTCATCTTGGGGTCTTTGTTGTGTTGTTTGGGTTAGGGGAAAAATCATCAGGCCGCATCACGCGGCGGGCTTGCCTGCTCACGCTTGCGGCGCGCTCCTTCGGCACGGTTCGTGTTGCCCTGCTGGGCTTGGCGGCAGCGCTCGCGGTGCGCCTCACTGCGCTGGCCGCCCAGGGCATGGAATCCACGCGCACCACCTCGGCGCAGCGTGTCCTCAACCAGCCGCTTCTCACGGGCATGCACCTTGGCCCGGCTCTCACCCAGGCGACGTCCCACATCGGACATGCTCAGGCCAAACTCACGCAGCGCTTCAGGTCTGAATCTGCGCGCAAAGGCCAGCGTCTTCCGCATCACCTCTTCCGCCGTCTTGCAGCCGCTGACTTGATAGTCCAGGAACTGGCGGAAGTAGCGCAGCCGCAGCTCGCGCACATCCGTCTCGGCATCATCCGCCACCTGCTGCTCCAGATCATCTGCAGGCACCGCCAGCAGCTCAGCCATCGACACCGGCTCCACGCCTTCCAAGCGGTGATCTTCCTCTTCCTCATCATGGGCCACCGGACCACCGCTGAACTCCACCTGCTGCAGGCGCCGCGCCAGTCCCTCGATCGCCACATGCAGATCAGTCAGCGTCACGCAGGCCTTGTCGCGCTGCTTCCTGCCCGCCATCAGCCGCTGCAGCTTCGTCAGCAGCGCATGCCCTTCGCGGAACAGCTCCTCCGTTGTTTTACCAGCTCCAGGGATCATGCCGCCTCCTCTCTGTCCAGCGAATGATCACCAGCGCGGTGCAGGCTGATGAGCATCTGCTCACACTGCATCGTCTCACCCACCATGCGCAGCGCCTCAGTCGTTGATCTCAGCGCCTGGACTTGAGAGGTCAGCAGGATCATGCGATGCCGCAGCTCCAGCGTCAGCTCGACCAGTTGTGGCGCGGCCTTTTCCAGCCGGGTGATCTCCGCTCGCATTTGCTCCAGTGTGTTCAGCACCGTGCCCTCCTCCGCTGCATGTCGTGTGTTCAGGCTCATGGTTGGTAGTTGTCGATCTCTTGAGTTAATCTCTCTGCCAGCTCGATCAGATTGGCCGCGCGCAGCTCATCCAGGCGCACCTGCCCGGCCGCTGTCAGCAGGTAGCTATCCGTGGGCCGGTCATAGCTCGCCCATCCCAGCTTCACCGCCTGCCCCAGGCCGGAGGCCGTGGCCCCCGTCAGGCCATTGCCATCAATCTTGCGCGGCAGCGGTCCTTCACGCAGCCGCAGCAGCAGCCCCACCATGCGCATGCCCGCGCCGTTGTAGAGGATGCCAGCCGCTTCACAGGCTTGGAAAAAGCGCTTTCCACAGGCATTCACAAAGGACATCCGGGTCATGCGTCGATCCCTTTCTTGTGAGCAGAGGCCCGCTGCCATTTCCCCATCGTCACCGCATAGCGGCGCGCCATCCGCAGCACCGTCCCGCGACCCGTTGGCACCCGGCCCGCACTGCCGGCCGCGACCACTCCATAGAGTGTCTGCACCGCCGGGCTGTCGATCTCATGCGCCAGCTTCAAATCTTCCGCTGTCATCCAGGCCTCCGTCAGCATCTCAGCCGGATCAAACTTCCAACGGCCCTCCGCCAGCGCCCGCCCGATATCCTGCGCCAGGCTGATCAGTAGTGCCTGCGCCAGCACCATCGGCACATCAGCCGCCGTAAAATAACTGGCCGCCATTTTTGGGGAGACATACTCGCCCACCACTCGCGTGTGACAGGTCTGGCGCATCACGCAGCCCTCCTTTTTGAGCGGCTTTCTCTTTGATAGTTCGCCTGATACTCTTTCTGGTAGAGCTTCATGCGCTCCTTCTTTGCCGCCATTTGTTCAGCGGTCAGTTTCATTCGGCTCTTCCGCTGCATTGGCCGAGGTGATGACCTCATCTTATCAATGTTTGCTCGCAGCATTTCAGGGAAAAGATCACGCCCAAAAAGCATCCCGACATAATCGCAAAAAAACTCGGCAATAGGTGAGCTCAACCATTCAGCCGCTTCAGCGCGCACAGCAGCCGTCTCACCCCACGCCAAATCCCGCTGCACAGAGTCAGCCACCGCCAGCAGCAGCATCCTGATCCCACTATCAACCGAGTCGACATGCTCGGCAAAGTCGATCCCAGAGTTGGTCACGGCAGCACCTCCCGCGTCAAATCCTGATGCACGGCCGCCCATTGATAATCCTGCCACACCTGAGAGGCCAGCAGCCGCCGCTCACCATCAGGCAGCTCGATCTCCACAAAGCCCACCGGGCGCGGTCTAACCATCCGCACGCCATATCCATATCTCAAGCGCAGATCCAAGGCCTCCATGTCCAGCAGGCTCAGCGCCTCGGCGGGTTGTGGATAAGTCGCCTGAACCAGATCCTTCACCGCTGTCTCTGGTGGTGTGAACACACCCGCCAGCACCGCCTCGCGCAGCTTCTCCAGGCTCATGCGCTGATACACCAGCGCCGCCTCCGGTGTCAGCTCGGCGGGCATCTCCACCCACTCGCCCTCGATCTGGCCGGGCTCGAAAACATACAGGCGCAGGTGAATGCGTTTCCCGGTCTCCGTCGTCCAGTCCAGATTCAGCCCATGCTTGCAGGGCCTTGTGATCGTCATGCCACCGTGCTCCAGAATCGTCTCGCTCATGCTGCCTCCTTCGTGATTGATTTTTTCCTTCGTGCCGCCATCGCCGCCGCGCAGCGCTCCAGCTCCCCATGCAGTTGCTCCACCGTCAGCGGCTCACCGACCGTCCGCTTCGCCAGCCAGCCATGCAGGCCGAAGAGCGACACCTTCCGTGCCGGCCGCGTCGCCGTCGGCACCTCGATCGCAGGCAGCCCATCCAGCTCGATGCGCCGCCCGATCTCATCCGGCCGCTGCCCCAGGAACTCAGCGATCACCGCCAGCGGATACAGTCCCGCGCTCATCGCGTGCCCCCCTTCGCTTTAGAGATTGCGGCGCGGGCTGCATTGATCGCAGCCTGATAAGGCGGCGAATTGCAACCATTCCCATCGTCCTCTTGCAGGAATGGCCACACCGACTCCAGAGCCTCCAACATCTCCGGCGCGGCCGCAATCAGTGCGGCGTTTGCTATTGCTTCCTCTGCCGTCCTGCCACGCACTCCGCCGTCATCTAAACAGTTTTGGGCACATCCCCAAACGACAATGCTCAGAGGCAGGTCAGATGCTTCAATGCCAGGATTTTCGTCAGGTGAAGCCGGCAGCACATACCATGGCCCTGGTGTATGTTGTGCGCTCATCGCTGCACCTCCCGCGTCACCACCTTTTCCGCAGTCTCAAGGTCCACCAGCCACTCCGGAGCCGCGCAGCGCACGATCACCAGGTAAGCCAGAGCAGCGGTGAGCCCGAACAGCAGCGCCGCATCCACACCCAGCCAGAACAACTCCTGCAACTGGCGGCGCCGACGCATCACGCAGCGCGTGATCGGGGCCGTGTGGTATAATTCGCGCGGCCTCATGGCCGGACCTCCTCATAATGGAATGTTGAGACGGGCTTGCCTTTCGGCAGCTTAGCTGCACGGGCTTTGGCCATAAGTTTGGCATCAAAATTTAAAGCCTCATCCTGAAACCTTTTTATCTCCGCCTCGTCTATACGCACACAATTTGAGGAATATCGGCGGACCTGTATTCTGCCAGCACCAATCCAGCGGCGAAGAGTGATCAAAGAAATTCCCAGCATCTTCGCAGCTACTTTATACGTGAGGGGTTTATTCATCGGGCACCTCCCGTCCACAGCATGACAGCCGTTGTGTAGTTGCTCAGCCCGTTTCTTGCAGACCATTGAGCAGGGCCTAGCGTCTGGCTTTCACGCTGGATTGCCTTCGCGAGGTTCAGTAATTTTTCGCTTCTGCGGAGAGCTGCAGTTTTCAGCGCTGGACTGGCCTCGACACCATGCCATTTTGGCCAAAGATTCAGGCGGACAGCCCGCACGATCAGGAGATTCTTCTCAGTAGGCTGATCGCACAGCACCATATTCATCGGCACCACCGCGATCTCGCGGCTAGTGAAGCACACTTGCCGATCACTGCCCGTGATGCGCACCAGGACAGCCGAGCCCTCAATAGCCGGACCAACCACCGTGCCATAGCGGCCCTGGAGTCCATCATAGTCAGCCAGAATGCGGACGGTGTGGCCCACCATCACCGCCCGCCTTTCTTCATCCTTCATCCTTCCACCTTCATCCTTTCCCCCTGCAGTCTCCCCACTTGCGACCAACTGGCCGCCAGTCCCTGCGCCACCCGTCGACCGCGCTTGCGCAGGCCCTTGTCTTCTTCTCGGCATCGCGGTCATCACCGCTCCGTTGTTATAGCTCATACGTGTTCCTCCGTTGTTGCTTGGTTGTTGCTGCCGCAGAGCCCCTGCGGCGCGGGATCTTGAAAATCAGTTGCTGGACAGCGCCATCCCGGACTCGCGGCTCTGTCTCACGTGGTAGCGTCCGCGCCGCAGCGTCACACAGAGGCCGCTCGGGAAAACACAGCCGTCATACCGGCTGATCAGCTTTCCAAAGGCACTGCGCTCACTGGCCAGACTGGCAGTTGGGCTGAAAATGCTGGGGAAAAGCTGCATCGTTTTCGCCATGCCGCGCATCACTTCCGGCAGATAGTCAGCCTCACCGTCACGCAGCCAGGCGCTTTCCAGCAGCCTTTCCAGTTCCGCCGCATCACCATCCGTCAGCGTCGCTGTCCGGGCATACAGTCCGCGCACTTCATCCAGCACACAGCGCGGGAAGGTGAAGACCCGGCCCAGCCCCGGCATCCGCTCCACTTGGAAAACCAGACCCATCGCCTTGCTGTATCGGCGCGCCGTCAGGCCCAGCTCAATCTGGCGATCCAGACTCCAACCCTGGCAGGACTCTCGCACAAATTGCAGCAGACTCACCCGGTCCTCACTCCCGTCATTCTGCGGCAGCACATACTTGCCCGTCTCCCGCAATGCCGGCAGCACCTCCGACGTCACCCATTTGCGGAACACCTTGGCCTCAGGCTTCCGACTCTTAAAGACGAGGGAGTAAAGGCCGGACTCGGAAATGATCTGCATTCCTCGGTTCGGAATCCTAACGTCGGTAGTAGCGACATTAGAACGAAGACTCTCAGCGGTGGCAATTTCGCGCTCATCTTCATCAAGCTCACTGATCGCATCACGGCTATTCGTGATTTCCAGCACCCGGCACACGTCCGCCGCCACAAACCACGGCTGCTCATCACGCAGCAGAGTGCGGATTGGCGCATCATTAAAATCAAAGGTCGTCAGATTCATCATTTTAGAGGCTTGAATTGTTGCTGTTTCCGGTTTGGTTCGCGTCATGGCCACCAAACCCGACCCGCTGATCCAGATCGCCGCTGCCCTTGAAGGGTGTGCGCACGGCCTGCACTGCATCGCCAACAGCCTTCAAAGACTTGGCAACGGTGATGCCGCGACCGGCGGCATTGGAGCCATTGAAGGCCTGTCGATGGCTCTTAAAGAAGCCATTCAGGATGCGGCGGAATCCGTCTCCTCCTCGCTGCGGCGGGATGAAGAGTGATCCGCACCCGCATTCGTAATGGCGCTCATTGAGGCGGCGACTCATCGTCTGATCACAGGCTGGACAATTCACGACGCTCACCCTGCAAGAGGCCCTGTTCGCATTCGAACAGGCATGCACTACGGTTGGTTTGTTAAGCTTGGTATTCATCGTCATTAGAGTTCAGTTTCCAGTAACTCAGGCTGCCTTTTGCGTGGTTAAGCGTCCCTCCCGGCGTCTTCTCACCAGCTCCTTCGCGGACTCAAAAAGCACCCGCTCAATAGGCTTGTTGGTTTCGAGACTCTCCTCAGTCAGCTCCCGCAACTCATCGGCATTCAGGTGCTGGCTCAAATTCAATTGTAGTGTGGATGTCATATACAGCGGGTATGTTTCGCTCATATAATGATACCCATTGGGAATGTGTCAAAGGAAAAAGATGGACATTGGGTAAAATCGAGCGTTTTTATAGCTCCATGACACCTGAACAACTCCGAACCCTGCGTGAATCAAGGGGTCTAACACGCGACGAATTGGCAAACGAACTTGGTAGCTGCACAGCACAAGCCATCGTGAAATGGGAGCGTGGCGAAAGGCCAGTCCCAGCATGGGTCGAGGAAAAAATGCTCAGTAACGTTCGCCTGGAGTTTCCACTTCACGAGCTGCACGAACTGCTAGATCTAGCCCGCGCTGAAGACCTCTCTTTTGAGGACCTTTTAGCCGAAGCCGTTCGGTATCTAGTTAAGACTCGGCGCTCCCGCCCAAAGCCGATGCCCCAGAAAGCGGGGCAGGACTCAACCTCACCTGCGAACCAACCTGCCGATTCGCCATCCAATATCACGCACATACACGCGCAGAATCCGCAGCAGCATCACCACATCGCCGCCGACGAACCAAGCGACACCAGCGACATACCGACCCCAACCAAAGTCAGCTATGGCTCTGGCAAGAGCCGGAAAAACCGAGCGTAACACCACCCGCCACCATCTCCAACCTCATCCAAGGCCCGTGGTAATCACGGGCCTTTTTCATGGGGCAAGATCACCCTCGCGGTCACTGTAGATGCTCTGGAGTTCGCTGCCTTTATAGGTCATCCGCCAGACATGCGGGCCATTCGTTCGCTGAAACTCCACCCACACTTGCTTCTGAAGAGCATCACCTGAGCTCCGCACCCGATAAATAAAACGAGGAGAGGCGCGCCGCTTAACATCACTGATCGCCATCTTCTCAAAGGGATCATTCGTTGTAGGTTCGGTGAATACCTTCGCAGCAGGCTTGGAAGCATTCGCTTGTTTAAGGTCGGCAATTTTCTTTTCACTCCAGCCGGAAAAGACACCCAACCCGAAAGCCTGAAAAGCCACCATCACCAATGGCACCAAAATCCAGATGCCAATCAGATCCATGATACCACGTCCCACGCGGCCTTTCACCATGGTCAAAACACACAGGATCGTGCCCACGGACAGCAGCAGCCCATAAGCCACAATACCACCCACGAATCCCAGGCCGGGCACCAATGCGATAAGACAGGTCAGCCCTGCCATCCAGTTGACCGCTGAACTGAACCGCTTCGCCAGGTATTCATCACGGCGGCGCAGGCTCTCCTCAAAACTTGGCTGGCGTGGAACAGCCGCCACAGGCTTAGTCATCATCGGCGGACACTCGATCTCGATCGATTGCAGCTCATCATCCAGCCTCAGCCATTCCTCCTCGCCATTCCGGCAAAGCAGCGATTCACCCGTGATCTCGCCCGAGGCCTTCCATCTCCGCAGTTGCCCAACTGTCACAGGCCCCTCCGTCGCAGCACCTGTTGTTCGGCTGAGCCAGTAAGTCGTCAGGGGTTTCATGCCGGCATCCTGCCCATGTCACTCACGCATGGCAAGCCACATTCACAGCCCGAGCGCAAACCACGCGGCACCATCCTCAGCACGCAGAGGCCTGCGGTATTTCCGCCGCACCTCGCTCTCTGAGTTGCCCGCCCACTCCGCCACCTGCCCGTGGCCATGCCCTTCCGCCAGTCGATAGCTGATGTAGCTGTGCCGCATCACATCCGGCGTCCACTCCTCAATGATCCCATGCCTGCGAGCCAGCGCTGATAGATGCATCGCATCATCCGTCCCGCAACACACCGCCTCGTGGCGACCGCGCGTCTTGGTCTTCTGGCGCGGATCATGCATCACCCCGCCTAACAATGAACGCACATTGTCAGGGATCGGCACAAACCGATGCTGCATCACCTTTGCCGCCACCTCTGGTGAAACATCCACATAACCACGCAGCCAATCCCACGCAGCCGGCCGCAGCCGCTGGATCTCCGTGGGCCGCAGGCCCAGCCAGCATCCGATCACCAGGTAATTCAGCAGAGCCGGGGCCTCACTCCGCACCGCTGCCAGCAACTGCTCCGCCTGGTGCACCGTGAAAATCTGCGGGATACGATCCGCCTCCCGTTTCCGCTCCAAAAGCTCACCCGGATGCTTCTCACCCCGCGGCCACAGATTCCATGAGCGACACCGATTCAGAAACGTGCGCCACACATTGAGCCGGTTATTGTGCGTCCGCGCCTCCACCGCGTCACCATCACCCTTGGCGCGCGATACCCAGGCGGCCAGCATGTCATTGGTCAGGTCACTGACCGCCAGCGTCCCGTAGGTCTTGCAGAACAGGTCCAGCTCCTTCCGCAGCGTCGACGTCGTCTCCTTGTCCCGCGTCTCATAGCTATCGAGAAACCGCACCCGCGCCGTCTGCATCGTCACGCGCTCCACCCGCGCCATGCCCGAGGCCTCGTAATGTCGCAGCGCCCGGCTCAGCACCTCCACCCCGCCCAGCCTGGCCTGCGCATCCTCCAGCTCCTCGAGCAGCACAAACGGCGACCGCTCACCCGCCACCCGACGCATTCGCTGCACTAGCTGCGCATCCTCCACCGTCATCAGCCGGCCACCCTGACCACCCGCCAGCTCGCGCACCTTCCGCGCCGCGAAATCCAGCGCATCCTTCTTCGCCACCTTCGTCGTCGACCGACCCCGTCCCGCCTCCCTCCAGCGCACCACCCACAGCCCATTCCCACGCATCTTCACCAGCGCCCGCGCGCCACCATACTTCACCTCAATGCTCCCATTTTCCGCCTCCATTTTTACACCCTTTTACACCCTCCAAAGGGCTAAAAAAAGCATAAAATGGCATCATTCGGCAATAATTAAACCGCAGCCAAAAACGCCACAAAGCCCCATTCTACGGGGCAAAGCACCCTCTTTCAGAGAGTGCCCAGGGAGGGATTCGAAACGTCCGATGGATGTTGGTAGAACGGGCGACGGAGGGTGCTGGGAATATTTACACCCTGATTACACGCTCAGGCTGCGCAGGATGACGCGGCGGCGTTCTGGGCGCTTAAGCCGTGAAATCCCATTCCCACGAGCACGGGACGGTGAATGGAGGATTGAGGCCGAGCAGCTTGGCACAGGCTGGGTTTAGATCGATGCGACCAGGGGCGGAGATGCGATCCTCCACGGTGGCGCGGATGATGCGGCCATTGGCTGAGACGCGGACTGCTTTGTGCGCAGCCCCTGCCACGGTGCCCCACTTGGCGACCATGGCATTGCGATGCACGGCGATCATGGGCGTGTGCTCCTGCGCGGTGATCTTGCCGAATTGACCGATGCCATTGTCACCGACGGCGAAGCAGGCGAGGTCGCTCTTCCCTTGAGCTTTGCAGCGCTCAAAGGCGCGGATGTCGGCGGGATCCGCGAACGATGATGCGATGCATCGAAACTTGAGCGGTGCCGTGGCTGTGGAATCTGGCTGCGGCTGCTCCGCGTGTGGCGGCAGTGCCTTATCGAGCGCGGCGAGGGTGATGGCTCCGGGCTCGGCATCGGGCAGGACACCGAGGCGGGTCTGGACGAGGCGGGTGAAGGCGGCGGTGGTCATCGGGAGCAAGGGATGGAGAGGATGGCGAAGATGCAGATGGCGAGCACGAGTGAGCCGATGCCCATGGCATGGGTGAGGTGGTGCATGGCTGCGATAAGGATCATGGGAAGAGGCTGATTCGACCTTTGGTGATGTATCGGAGTCCGATGTTGAACAGACCGTAGATCACCATCGTCTCGGTGGGATGGGCCGCCACAACAGCAGCGATCGGTGGATAGAATGCGGCGGCAATCGTGAGGGCCTGCGCGGCGATGGTTTTTGAGGCGAAGAGGGACTTGGTATTCATGGGCGGGTGATGAGTTAGGAGTGATGTAGTTAAGGCGAGACACCACGCAGCACTGCCTTGGCGCTGGTGTAGTCAGAGAGAGTGTCGAACTCGGTGCGTGTAGCTGTATTCGTGGCGCGCGCTGCGCTGTAATCGCCGAGCACCCTCATGAGCAGGGTGGCGGTCTGGCCGGGGGTGACGCCGGTGGCGAGTTGGTAGCGCGCTGCGGCTGGTCCGGTGCAGCCAATGGTGCCGAGCATGAATCCAAGGATGGCCAGCAGGGCGATGAGGGTCAGCAGGCGGTGGCGAGGGCGCATGAATGCCGAGGCATGTCAATGGGGCTTGAGCTTGTCATCGATGGCAGCTTTCACAAAAGACCTGAAGTGCGTGAGCTGCTCTTCTCCGAGTTCTGCGATGCGCTCCAGCCGGGCACCGGTCTGGTCGAGGGCTGTGACCATGCGGTCTTCACGCTTGGCGCTGTCGGCTTTGTGCTCCTCCCATGTCGCGATCATCTCAGCCTTGTGCTCCTTCTGCGCCTGTAAAAATAAGCGGCCGATGTAATATACAGCGAACAGCAGGATGCCCTTGAGCCCGATCTCATCCCAGCCCTTGAGATCCATGGCGGCGGAGGCATCCGCGAGCCAGGCGGACATGCCGATGACAGCGGCGATGGTGAGTTTGATCTCGGTGCAGTAGTCGCTGAGGTGGGAGAGCATGGGTGATTAACTCAGGATGGCGGTGGAGCGCTCCGTGGTGAGGATGCCAGCAGAGGTGAGGGCAGCGAGCCCGGTGAGGATGCGCTGATCATCGGCACGCACGGTGGCGGTCCACATCGTGAGTTCCTTGTCGAGCATCCTGATTCCAATGTTCGTGCTGGTGATGATTCCAGCCTTTTCCTCGTCGGTAAACTCGGCCCAAAACTCAGCCTTGGAGGGCCATGCTTTCACGGCGGGCGGGAGCGCTTCGATCTGCCAGCCGTAATGCACAGTGCAGGCGTCTGCGTCGATGGTCTCAGTGCCGACAAGCCGCTGCGTGAGCGGGTCAAACTCTGGCGCATCATCACGCGTCACGGTCATGGTCAGGTAGTCGGATGATAAGCCCGAAACGGCATCATCATCGCCGCGAGGATAGCGAACGAGTTCCTGCGTGGTCGTGTTGTAAAGCAGTTTCATGAGTCAGGTAATGCGCCAGTTGGAGCGGTGAAGTCGGCGGTGTAACGGCCAACACCTTTAGTCACTCGGACCTCATCAACCTTGCTGGTGAGATAGGCTGAGCCGATGGTATCATATCCTATTTTCCACGTGGTTGTGCACGTGAAACTGGTGCTCGATGTGAGCGTTGAGCCGCTCTGCACGCCATCGACAAAACATTTCAGCGCGCTGCCGCTGCGGCTGATTGCTACGTGGTGCCATGCGTCGTTCGTGATCGTGCCGAACGTGGTTATGCCTCCCGCTGTGCTATACCAAACGATGGTGTTTGAGTAGTGGTAAAGGCCATAAGTCCCGCTGCCAAAAATGGTCTTATAACTGCCGCTGCTGGTCGTGAGATAGACCCAAGCTTCCAGGGTGAAGTCTCCCGCAAACTCAAAGTCAGCGCTGCTTGGCGTGTCGATGTAATCGCCAGTGCCATCCAGCAGGAGCGCCGCGCTACCGTATTTGGGCGAAGTGGTGGTCAGTTGCGCGTTGCCATAAAATGTCATGGCCCGCGCCGATGAACTGGAGTCGGTGGCGCTGGTCGCCCCGTTGCTGCCATCGAGGTGCAGCAGGAGTTTGACGCTGGAGAAATATGGATCGCCACCACCGCCCGCGACGACGAAACGAAACGGGTTGATGATGAAGCCCAACGCCGGACAAGCCGCAGCAAGCCAGACGATCGCGACGATGTGAGAAAGCGTTTTCATCGGGTGCCAATGATCCAAACTTTGACGCCTTCACCGGTGTTGTCCGTCGTCGTGCCGACTTGATCAATGAATAGCTCGATCAGCGCATCATCAGCGAGCGCGGTGTCAGTGAGTGTGTGAGCCGTGGCAGCAGTGGTGCTGGTTGTTTCACTCGCATCCACTGACAGTTTGTTAGTCGTCATCACCGTGGTGCCAGATTCGTGCAGGTCCACGATGACGATTGCTCCCGTCGAGGCTTTGGTCAGGCTGCATCGCAGGCTGGTGATCGTCATCGCGAAGGGCATGCGAAAGGTCACCTTCGGCACCGTGCTGCTGGCGGTGTTGTCGCTGGTTTCGTCGGAGAGGGCAATGCCGATCTCGACTTTGGTTGCGCTAACCAAACGTGTGTCACTTCCCTGCACCGCAACACTGGCAGCAGTCTCGCCATCCGTGGCAAGCTCGACGCTGCCGCGTGCGGAGGTCGTTGCGGCAGCGACGGCGGTGCCGGTGAGTGATCCATCGGCGAGGTCGGTGAGGTCAGCGTCGAGCGGCTGATAGCTACTGGCTGCAGTGGCGCTGAGCAGGTAGTCGGTGATGGTGGCGCTTTGGGTGGCGAGGGTGCCGAGGCCGAGCGTGGTGCGCTGAGCAGCAGCATCAGCGTCATCGAGCAAAGCGCGGCCCGCCGTGGTGGTGGTCAGGGCAGCGATGCTGGTAAGGTCACTGTCGAGCGGCTGGTAGCTGCTGGCGGCGGTGGCGCTGAGCAGATAGTCGGTGATGGTGGCGCTCTGGGTGGCGAGGGTTCCGAGGCCGAGCGTGGTGCGCTGAGCGGCGGCATCAGCGTCATCGAGCAAGGCGCGGCCTGCGTTGGTGGTGGTCAATGCAGCGATGCTGGTGAGGTCGGAGTCGAGCGGCTGGTAGGTGCTCGATGCGGTAGCGCTGAGCAGGTAGTCGGTGATGGTGGCGCTCTGGGTGGCGAGGGTGCCGAGGCCGGTGATCTGGCCAGCCGTGATGCCGGTCAGCGATGCGCCGCTGCCAGTCGTGGTGAGGATCACACCGGTGCCGGACTCGTCCGACAAGACACCATTGATCTGCGCTGAGGTGGTGGCAGCGAATTGGGCCAGAGTGCCACTGGTGAGTGCGTCACCACCACCGCTGATGGTCTGCCAGGTATTGTCGCCGCGCAGATATTTGGTGGTGATGGCTGAGCCACTGCCGAGTCGTGCAGCGGCGACGGTGCCAGAGGTGATGTTGTCGGCGTTAAGATTGGTGAGACTGGCACCACTGCCGGACGTGGTGAGAATAGTGCCAGCCACACTGCCTCCCGCCAGATCAGCGGTCCCCATCGTGAGTGATCCACCTGCGATGGTGGAGATGCTGCCTGCGTTCTGTCCAGGCGTGCCATACATATTCAGACTGCCACCGTTGCCACCGTGCTGGCCGTCAGCATCGGCACCTTGCAGCAACAAAGAGCCACCAAGACCTCCATGCCAAGGGGCTGCATTGGCACCACCGAAAAAGCGCACCATGCCATCTGAGTATCGAGCGACTCCAGCGACACGGCCTTGAATATCACCGTCCGCCACCATTTGCCCAGTAAACGATGGTGAAGCCAGCGGGGCATAGGTGCTGGCGGCGGTGGCACTGGTGAGGTATGCGCTCAATTCCTGGTCCCCTGTATTTGTGCCGGATGAGGTGCCGCTGAACGTGCCGCTCTGTGTAGCGAGGGTGCCGAGGCCGAGCGTGGTGCGCTGGGCTGCGGCATCGGCATCATCGAGCAGGGCGCGGCCTGCGGTGGTGGTGGTCAGTGCAGCAATGCTGGTGAGGTCGGAGTCGAGCGGCTGGTAGGTGCTGGCTGCACTAGCGGTGGTCAGATAGTCAGTGATGGTGGCGCTCTGGGTGGCGAGGGTGCCGAGGCCCGTGATCTGGCCAGCCGTGATGCCGGTGAGAGATGCCCCGCTGCCAGTGGTGGTGAGGATCAAGCCGGTGCCGGACTCGTCGCTGAGCACACCGCGCAGCTGCGCGGAGGTGGTCGCTGCGAATTGGCTGAGGGGATCACTGATCAGGGCATCACCGGTGCCTGCGCCAACACCTCCAACACTGATCATAGCAGGCACGCCTGCCGTGAATCCGATGGCCTTGCCATTCTCGGCCGTGATGCCGTAAGAGGTGAAGCCAGATGACGTGCGCTTGCGCAGCTCGAACTGGCCGACGGTCTGTGCGCAGGCGGTGCTGACGAGGAAGATGGAGAGGAGGATGTGACGCATGGTTAGACGGGCGGCTCGCCGGTGTTGAGGCCGATGTGGAAGACATCGCCATCGGCATTGACCAGGCGGAGGTAGCCACCGGCATTGATGCGGTCGGCGAGCTGGGCGATGAGCCAGGCATCTGCCACCTCACTGGTGGGATCTGGGGCGGAGTCGGCGGTGCGGATGTAGGCCTGCCCGATGAGACATGGGAAGCTGACGCGCTCAACGACGCCTGCGATCGTCCACTCGATTTCAGCGGTGGCATTCAGGCTTGCCTGGTCGCCGATGGCGGTGCGCAGGGCGGCGGAATCGACGCTGGTGATGCTGAAGACGTAGCTGTCAGCGGTCTCGGTGGCGGTGTTGGTGAAGGCGAGCGGGGTGCCGGTGGCCGTGGCCTTCAGCGCAAAGCGAAAGGTCGGCGTGCCGGTGAGCAGAGCCGGGTCATCACCGGAGGTCGCGATGAATGAGACGGTGAGATCGAGCGCGGCCTGCAGGCGGCAGAGCAGCACCGGTGCAGCGATGCCCGAGATGGTTGCCGCTGCGGCACGAGTGGTGAGGTTGACGAAGACGGTGGACTCCACATTGCCCGCCGTGTGTCAATCCGCCGAACGTCCGCTGCACCGAGCTGAGCCACGAGGCTCAGTCGGTGAGCTCTTTGTTCGCCTTATTGCTGCGGCAGCGCGTCGAGGTGCTTCCACTTGCCTGTCCACCGCCCGAATGCGTAGCTTTCCCATAGCGTGGGTTTGCAGAGCGATTCCTTGGCCGACTTGGTTGCCGCCTCAATCGCTTGTTGCCAGTTCTGCCTATCTCCGCTGAGCGTGGTGGGCGTTCCCGCCATGATGGCTTTCACCTGCTCGGCTACTGCTTTCTGTTCCTCCGGCGTGGTCGGCTCATAGCGGACATGCCAGTATTTGCGCCCATCTTCATCGCTGCACGAGCATAGCATGAGAGCGACGACAAAAGCGAACACTGCGCTGGTGCCAAGCCTTTGATGCTTGACCTTCGATGGTTTATTCTGGTCAGTGGGTTGCATGGTATTCAATGGGTTGAGGCTTCGTTTTCGGCTGGCACAGCTAGGACGTTCGGCTTACGCTGCCGGGATGTTATTAGCCAGGGATGCATCAAGCAGAGCCTTGGCGAGACGGCTGACATTTTGCAGGCCATCGGCGATGTCTTGGACCTCGGCGGCGGTGTAGCTGCCGCTGATGGTCGGGGCGGTGTAGGTGGCGTGGCTGGTTTTGTCTGCGGTGCCAGTCCAGGCGGTGTAGCCTGTGTCATCACCAAGGATGGTGCCAGCGGCTCCAGCATCACCTGTGGCTCCAGTGGCACCAGTGGCTCCACGAATGTCGATGCCTGAGGCGATGTCTGAGGAATAGCCACTGGCTGTGAGATACCAGCCTACATAAGATGTCTCAGTGCTGCCCGTGCCGCCGACCCATGCCGTGAGCTGCAGCACCCGCCGATCACCATCTGAGACGAGGCTGTGCACCGGCGACCAGCCATTGGTGCCAGCCGCCCCAGTGGCTCCGGTCTCACCACCACTAGGCCCGATGTCACCCTGAGGCCCCGTGGCTCCCGTGGCACCTGTGGCTCCTGTGCTGCCCGTGGCACCTGTGGCTCCACGCACATCGACGGCATCAGCGAGGACGGTGGTCAGGCCAGTGGCTCCGACGTAGCGCGGGGATGCAGGAGCGGTGCCGCTGCCACCAGTCCAGCTGGTGATCTGGATGACGCGGCGTGAGCCATCGGTGACGATGGCGATCACGGGCGACCAGCCATCCTCCGCGGTGGTGAGGCTGGCATCGATGTCGAATAGGATGGTCTTGGCAGGCTCATCGAGTGTGATGGCGCAAGCATCACCAGCGATGAACCGGGACTTGAGCCAGGCCCATGAGGCATCGATGGCGGAGTCGGGGAAGGTGTCATCATCGCGGGCGATGGCGTTGAGCACGGTGAGTGGGAAACTGGCGCTGTGAGAGATGACGGATGAGACGGTCCACTCGACCTGAGCAGAGAGGGTGGCACCCGGCTCACTGCCTAACAAAGTGCGCAGAGCAGCGCCATCGACGACCACGCTGAACGCCTGCCGTGAGGTGGCTCCGCTGCCACTGCTGGTGAGGGTGGGATCAGTGACGAGCACGGCACCATCAGGAGCATCAGAGGCTTTGATCACGAGGCGGCCGGATGGGCTGGACAATGCGCTGATGACACCGTCGGAACCAAAGGCGCAGGACAGGGCCAGCGTGTCGCCCAGCGTGACGAGGATGGGCGGCAGGGCGCTGTGGTTGTTGCTGGCGAAGACGGGGTAGCCAGCACGATCGAGCGCGATGTAGAGTGAGTGAGTCATGCGGGGGAGATGGAGTGTTGGAGTGGTGGAGTGATGGTTAGGCGAGCTGGACGTAAGACACGCAGGCACCGGCCTTGACGGTGATGGCGCTGTTTGCCACCTCGCTGGCAAAGCGGGCGATCACATTGCCGCTAGCGCTGGGCTTGATGATGCCACGGATGATGGCGACATTGCCAGTGGTCAGGCTATCTGTCCCGCAGGTTGATGGGAGGTCATAAGCGCTGTGGTTAGCCAATTTTAAGGTGGTGCTGGTGAGTGGCCACTGCGCGGTGGTTGCAAGCAGCGTCGGCGTGGCGGGACCATCGATGCCGAAGCGTGCGCCAGTCGTGGTGGCAGCGGCGTTGTAGGGGATCGTGAACTCGAACTGATACACACCGCCAGCGTCGACCGGGAAGCTGAGACCGGTGATGTCGGCGATGGTGTTGGCGGTGGCGTTGCTGTTGACCACATCGCTGGTGATCGTGCGGAAGACGGGGATCATGGTGGGCAGCACGGCGGACTCTTCCGGGGTGCCGGTGGCGGGGTCTGTTTCATCGCCACGCCAGACGTTGTTATTCACGACGAATGCCACCCGCTGACTGCGCCGCCAGCCGACCGTGGCAGCGGTGGGCTTCCACGCGAGCTGGCACATGAGGGTGGTGGTCTCGGCATTCTCGCCAGCCTCCAGGGCGGTGCCGATGAGCAGCAGCGAATTGAGCAGAGTGACGTTGTAATTCACTGGCGCATGCCAGCGGCCGGTGGTTGCCGAATAGGTGAAGGTGCTGGCCAACACATGAGCGGCGGCCTGCCATTCAAGCTCGGGCTTGGCGACGAAGCGGAATACTTCCAGCTCAGTTGGCACTACAGGCACGCCCTGGTCGCAGAAGATCAGCTCGATGGCTTCGGCATCGCCACGCTCGGCATAGAGTTGAGTGACAGGGGCAGCCATGCCGGTGGACATGCAGAGCTTGCTGGTGGCGCGGTCGAAGATGAGGAGCATGGTGGTGTGAGTTTAAGCCTGGCGTTTTTTGGAGAGGAGGAAGAGGAGATGCAGGTGCAGGCGCTGAAGGTCGGGCACGAAGGCGAGAGCGCAGCGGGTGGTGAGCTGGAAGGGGTTCTTGTCGGACTCGGGAGCGAGGGCGAGAAAGACGTAGTCCTTGAATTTTTCGAGGTCGCGTTTGAACACGGGGCCGCGTGCGGCGCGGGGACGGAAGGGCTCGGGCTGTTTGCCTGCGGTGGTGGATTGCTGGCCTAACGTGAAGTCGCGCACGCCCTGTGGGGGCTCATAAGCGGCACCCAACTGCGGGAAGAGCCAGCGGATGTATTCACGCAGCATCCACTGATGCAGCAGGCCGGTGGACTTGCCCCAACGATAGGGCTCAGTCTTCTGTTTGTGGATGCGGGGCACGGCAGCGTTAGAGGTTAGGGGCTAAACGTTAGAGGTTGGGCTTGAATTTAGGGACGTAGGTGTGGGTCAGCGTGTAGAGATAGATCTCTTTATCGAGGATCTGGTCCCACTGGACGCCGCTGAGTTTCCAGCCCGGGGGCCAGTTCCAAGTGAAGCCTGCCGCTGAATACCAACCGGCCTGATCGTAGATGTTGAACATCAGTGGCACGCGCGCTGGCGTGTAGCTGAGACCGACCTTATTCGTCGGGGGCGCGGTGAAGCTGAGCAGGGTGTGGATGACGCTGACGGTGCTGCTATCGATCTGGGCCTTGCGCTGATCCTCCCAGCCGTTAAACACGCCGTTCTCATCCCGCACCCACGTCGCTGCGACACCCAGCGAGATGGTGGAACTGGTGGAGGTGGTTTCACCGTTGACGGTGCCCTTCCATTTGCCGGGCTTCGGGTTGCCGGAGCTGTCCGGGATGATGCCGCGATACGACGCCGAGATGCGGGAAACCTTGGCGGTGACTTTCTCGATGTCATCAAGGCCGACGCACCAGAGAGAGGCGATGTCCGGATGCTGATTGCCGATGGCGAAGGCGGTGGGGTCAGTGGTCAGCCAGGTCTGCGGGCCTTCATCCCAACCTTCATCGGGCTGCTTGAGATTGGAGGATTCGAGCTTGTGACCAGCGCGGAGGAGGCCCTTGCCGCGCAGGTTGTGCGTGTAGGCGATGCCGGGAATTTCTTCGACTGTTTCACACTCTTCAATTTCCATCAGCGGGTAGCCGGGCATGGGTCCGCCGTTGATAAAAGTGTCTTCGGAGTCGGTCTGCCAACTCAGGGAGAGGGCATCGAGCTTGCGGGGGGAGCTGGTGCGCTTCTTACCTTCGAGCTGGAAGGTGCGCGAGCCATAGAGTCGGACGGCAGGTGGGGCAATGATCATGAGCCAGTGAGTGCGGAGAGGATCTGAGGCAGGATCTGCGAGACGATCTGCGCGGCCTGCTCGGAGGGATTGGCAGCAGGAGTGGCGGCGGCGGCGGCGGTCTTGCCAGCAGCGACGGCGACGCCACCAGCGCCTGCTTCGGCGTTCTTGCGGGTCTGGTCGTCGAGGCCGGGATGGAACATGTCAGTGCGGCCCTGGACACGATCGCGGGCATCTGCGACGCGCTGTTCGGCACGGGAGCGGGCATCGCCGCGATCGCCCTGCTTATCGGCGGAATAACCTTTGATCTGACTGCGGCCATCCTCACGCTTGCCATCGTCATTGTAGCGGCTGTTGGAGAGTTTCTTTTGCAGCTTGTCTTCGGCATCGACACGCTCGTTGGCTTTCTTGAGAGCGTCCTCTTCGGAGAGGCCTGCTTCCTCGACGAGGCTGTTGACGATCTTCTGAACGGAGGCTCGGCGCTCGAGTTCCTCGGTCAGCTTTTTATCACCGGCGAGCTTGGCGTTGATGAGGTCCATCTCATCATTGAAGCCACCGAGAGCCTTGTCTTTTCCGGCTTGTTCCTCGGCGGCTTTCTTGGCTTCATCGGCGGCTTTCTTATCCTGATCGGCCATCTCTTTTTTAGCGTCGCGCTGCTGACTGCCAAGGGCGATGAGCTTCTCTTCCAGCTTGATGCGAGCCGCCTCCATGCCGGGGCCTTGGATCTCCCGCTCGGCTTCGAGCTTGAGCTGCTCACGCTTGAGCTCGATGAGCTTCAAGTTCGGCGGCAGGATGGAGAGGTAATCCTGAAAGCGTTTCTCGGTGAGACCGGCCTCGGCATCGCTGAGCTTATTGAGCTCCTGCTGAGTCTTCACCTGCTCTTTCAGGGCGGCTTCAGTCGCAGCAATAGCACGAGTCTTAGCAAGCTCATCTGCAACAACATCCCGCTTTTTTTGATTCTCACCAACTTTTTTATCTGCCTCAATTCCTGCTTCTTTCAGGTTTGTGCCAAGAGGATTACCCTTCCATAAATCATTGATCTCCATCAATGTTTTACCAAGAAAATTAGAGGCCGTCCCTTTCTGCCGCGACATGAATGAATCAATCTCATCATTCAGCGCAGCCATCGCCATCACAGCTTCCTGCCCCACGGGGATAGCATCTGCGAAGGTCTCCTTCAGCGTCTTGCCAGACTGCTCAAGCATCGGGATCAGATCACCCGCCGACTTGCCGAGCAGCGTTAACAAATCATTGTAACCCATACCTTCAGCCCGCGTTTTCTGGAAGGCTTCTGCGAGGGTGATGATCTTCTGATCGAGAGGGAGGCGGGCGAGGCTTTCGGCGCTGACGCCGTAGTGGGCGAGGGCATCGCCAGCGGCTTTGTTTTCCACATCTCCGAGCGCTTTTTCGAGCTTGAGAAAGTTGGTCGTGATGCCGTTCAAATCTACCCCAGCGAGGATCTTGCTGGCGTGCTCGACGCGCTGAAGGGTCTCGACGGATTCATTGAGACGCAGAGCGGTGTCAGCGAGGTCGTCCATCTCGTTGAGCACGCTGCGGACACCACCGACGATGGCAGCGGCACCCAGGGCAGGCAGGAGGGCACCAAGCTCGGTGCGCAGGCCGCCGAAGAGATTCTTGCCAAGGCCGGCACTTTCAGTCTTGGCGTGCTCTTTGAGCTTGGAGATCTCGCCACGGGCCTTGGCCATGGATTGCTGGTATTGGGCGATCTCCAGCCGGAGTGAGGCTTCGATGTTGGCGGACATGTCAGGAGGCTTTCAGGCCGGTCTCGCGGGCGAGGCGTTTCATGTAATCGTCCCAGCCGCGCTGGAGGGCTCCGGTGCGGACTTTCATGGCAAAGTTAATCTGAGCTTGCAGGCCCTTGATGGCCTTGGCGTAGCTGGTCAGGTTGACCATGCGGATGTCGATGCGCTGCTCGTCCGCTGTGACCTTGAGCATACCAGGGCCACTGCCTTTGGCGATGCCATAGGGCAGCTTGGCACCGAGGTCCAACAAGGCGTCTTTCCATCCGCCTGCCAGATACCAGACATGCTGCTGGGCGTTGGTGATGGCGGTCTTGATGAGTGCGGCGTCCTGCACATAAAAGAGCACCTCACGCTTGCGCTGCTTGCCACGGAACTGGTTGGCGGCTTTGCCACCATCGAACGGAGAGAAGGACTTGCCGAGATCGGCGCGCAGGATGGCATTGGCAGCGGCGAGCTTGTCATTCTTGAAGTCGGACCAGAAGGCATCCGCACGATCCTGACCACTGGCTTTTTTCAGGTCGTCGTAAGCGCTGGAGGGCGTGCCATAGATGTTGTGGTAATCACGGACGATGGCGAGCTTGCCGGCCTTTTCGGCGGCCTTGCCTGCGAGTGTGTTGCCGGACTTGCCACCGGCAGGCGGGGTGACCTTAGCGACCTCGACAAAGAGCAGCTTGGCCTGCTGCCGCATCACCTCGACCGCACCACGCTTGCTGGAGCTGATGAGCCGGACGAGGGCGGCATCAAACTCGGCGGACTGGATGACAAGGTCGGACATGACACAGGGGATCGGGATTGCCTGTGGGGAGATGTCAAAGATCAATGAGGTGCTCGATGCCGGAGGTGCGCCAGGAGGCGAGCTTGTCACGGACGCGGAGCATGGTCTGCCCGGCGGTGCTGAGGCGTGGATCAGGCCAGACGTAGAGGGAGCCGGAGAGGATGCCACTGGCATGCAGCAGGGAGTGCGCCCAGGTCAGGGACACGGTCCACATGAGATCATGCAGGGAAGTGCCGGGAAGTGCCCGTGCCAGCAGCGCGTAGAACTCGGCGCTGCGCACGGGCAGGGCTAGTTTTTTGTGATGCCCTGACCTCCACGGCGCGGCTGATGCATGGCGAGCACGGACTCATGCTGGGTGCTGATCTGGTGAGCGGTGAGGCAGGCGCGGGCGTAGTCAGCGGGGGCGATGTTCTCTGCGGACCAGGCGGCGATGGCGGAGAAAAAGCGGGTGATCTGAGTGCCACGCAGATGGTTAAACTCATGCGGCTCATGGGCGGCGAGGAAGAGGATCTTCTCGGCATCCGGCAGATAAGCGGTGAGGTCGACATACGCGGACAGCTCGGAGGTGCTGAGGCCATCAGTCTTGGCGATCAAGGCCTGCATGCGGACGAGCTCAGCGAGTGGTCTGGATGGCACATCGGCTGCGATGAGGCGGGCAGCGAGGGTGTGGCGCTCATGCGACCAGGGATGTAGAGGCAGGTCACCGAAGGCAGGCTCGGCGCTGAGATCCCATGCGGTGCTGCGGACAAGCTCGGCAGCGGACTGGAAATCATGCAGGGCGGGTGAATCGGCTGACTGTGGGACAGCGGCGGGCGGCGGGGTGAAGGGGATGATGTTATCCTCAGCAGGCGGTGCCAGGGCGAGCGGTGGAGCGGGAGGCGGGGTTTTCTTTTTCATGTCCAGTGGATCGGGGGTGACTTCATGTGGGCGGCGACGTGATCCATCACGCGGCCATCGGCGGCGCTACTGATGAGGGCCTGCCGGGCAGAGAGCACCTCACGGCCGGAGCCGTCACCACTGAGGCGATGCGTGGCTTCATCGACCAACAGCAGCGGGGCCTGCGCACCGAGTTCACGCTTGAGCTCGGTGCGATTGTAGAGGGCATCGTAAGCAATGCAAAGCGGGTGCAAAGGCTGGTCGATCTCCATCTGCAAGCGAAGCGGATCGGTGGAGGAGGGAGCTCGGCGGATGAGATCGGCGGCGCGGTGCAGGTGCTGCCGGCCATCGGCCAGCAACACGGGATAACCCACGCTGGCGAGATGGAACACATGGCGTCGGCTCTGTGGACAAGTGATCTGAGTGGCCGGGATGCCGAGCAGACCAACACAGGCGGCGAGGCGGAGGTCATCGGTCGGCACGCGCTCGGCGAGCAGGGTGATGGCGTGGGCCTCGGTGCCGGGCACGTAGCGGGTGAGCTGGCCGCCAGCACAGGAAGCCAGGCGATAGGTGGCATGGTCCTTGGTCATGGACAGCATGGCGTCATAGTTGGCCTGCGCGAGCATCATCACACAGAGCAGGTGCATGGGCTCGGTGCGCTGGAGTTCACCACTCCGCCAGGCACCGTAGAGCAGGCGGGCATTGAGCTGCGGAAAGCGCAGGCTGGTCAGCTCAAACAGGAACTGGGTGCGCGGGGTGTCGGTGCGCTCCTGAATGATGGTCTCGGCATGGTAACGGAAACCGAGGGCGCGGAAGCAGGAGGCGAGCCGGGTGTCGGTGATGAGCAGCGCATTGGCTGCATCGACAGCAGTGATCATGATCGGGATCGGGGAAAGGATGAAGCGCGATGATGAACGAGGTCATCTCAGAGCCGACGCGCGCGGCTCAATTCAACACGGGATCAGGACAGCAGCGTGATCTGATCCTTGGCCACGGACGGGAAGTAACGCATGCCGAGGGTGCAGCTTGGAGCGGCTTCACCAAGCTCAGTCTTGGCGGACTCGATCATGAGCAGCTTGTCAGCATCACGCGTGTAGCCGTGGCGGGCGATGGCACCACTGTCAGCAGCGGCGAAATGCGCGCAGGTGGTGACGCTGGTGCCGACGTAGCTGGCAGGCAGGCCATGCACCAGGCCGTTGGCATCAGGGACGACGCCGCCTTTGATCTCGATGGCCAGTGTGCCGCGCCAGACCTGCACTTGCAGCACCTGACCGAGGGCTCCGGCGGTGTGGCCTTTCTTTTGCTTCACTTCTTGTTCGGGCGTGAAGCTGACGCTTTCCGTGAGCAGGCCGGTCTCGGCAAACTCACGACGATCATACGGGCTCAGTGGGCCGAATACTTGGACGGGATCAAATGGCATACGCGTGCGGAATGAGGGGTGAGGATGGCGAGAAACGAGCGACTAAGACGAAGCACCAGCCGCGTGACCACGAGCGCGGAAAGCGGCGGTGGTGGTGGTCTTGGCGACCATGAGGACGGTGCCAAACCAGCCAGTGGTGATGTCCGCACTCGGTGCAATGCCGCCTGCGGTGGCACTGGCGACATAGACCGGAGTGGCCATGACCAAGGTGAAGCCGGGCGTGAAGTTGGGGTCTTCCGTGCAGATCAGCGCAGGCTGACCAGAGGCACCACCGTTGATAGCGATGCCAGCGATGAGGGTCTTGCCACTGACATTCACGTCGGCCAGGTAATAGCGGGCATCGGTGCTGGACTGATACACCACCTGACCGGCGGTGATGGTCTCACCAAAGGTGCCAGGCACAACGGTGGCGGCATCACTGACGCGCACGCTGGTCGCGGTGACGGAGACGTCGGCCGCAAAGGTGGCGATGGCAAAGACAAAGAGGAGGAGGATTTGGAGGAGGGACTTCATGGAGTGGTGGAGTGGTGGAGTGGCGGAGATGTCAAACAGCAGCGGACCAGGCGCAGTAGAAGCGGACGGTGCAGGCGATCTGGTGACCGGCATCATCCTTGTCACGCTTGACGGTCTCACAGGACTCGCAGCGGTAGGCCATGAGGCTCCAGCCAGTGCGGTCGACTACATCGAGCGTGGCGATGTAGTCGCTCAGAGCAGTCGTGTCACGCAGGCGGGACTCAATGCAATCCATCCACTCGGAGGCCTGCTGGCGGGTGCTGACCTGGACGAGGCTGGCGCTGTCAGTGGGGGCATCGGTGTCCTGATTCTTGAGCCGATAAAAAAGAAAGGTGGTGACACCGATGACACGACGGGCAGCGGTCTTGCTATCCTTGTCCTCCATGCCAGCGATGAGCAGGCAGGGCAGGCGTGAGACCTTGCCGTCATCCATGAGCACACGCGGCAGCACAGACTCGGCGGGCAGGCCGGCAGTGATGCTGCCAGCGGCCGACAGGTAGCCGTGGATGATTTTGGCGAACAAATAGTCTGGCGAGGTGCGGGCCATGATCAGGGAGCTTTCGGAAGGCGGATGCCGTGGATGAGCCAGGCGGGCTCGGTGGTGAGCTGGCCCTCGACCTTCCCAGCCTCAAAGCGCAGGGCCTGCGCGGTGATGATGGTCTGGCGGGCGGGGGCGGTGGTGAGGGCAGTCTTGAGCACACGGGCGGTCATGCGCTGGACGAGCATGGCACCACTGCCATCCGTGTTGGTCTCGTATTCGACCGGGCCGATGTAGATCTCGGCGGCGTAGCTGATGCCGGCAATGACAAGCACCCCGGGCCGGGAGGCGATGCGGGCGCTGTGATGCAGATCACGATGCGCAGTCAGCGCGGAGGGTGGCGGAAAGGCAGGCATGGCAATTGGTCAGATTCAAGCCATGCCATTGGGCAGGCCTAACAGGATGCGTAGCGCGGCGGCTTCTGCCCGGGCACCTTGGATGGCGAGATGGGGCCGGGGCTCCGGCGGGAGATCGAGCAGACTGTAAATCTCATCCGTGCAGAATCCGCGATCGGGTATCGGCTTTTCTGAGGCGATGGCGTAGCTGATGGCGAGCGTGTGCAGATCAATGGTGCGGTGCGGGAATGGCAGGTCGATGGGATAGCAGGCCTGCAGGCGGATGGCATTGAGCCAGCGCAGGTCAAAGCCGGGATTGAGACCGGCGAGGATGACCTTGGTCGAAGCGCCGACACACTGGATGATCCAGGCGGCAAACAAGGCCAGGGCCTCGTATTCATCCGGTAGCGTGGGATTGTGGCAGCGGGCGAGGGAGCAGCCATTCACCTCCAGCGCTTTAGGCTCAATGAGGGCGGACTCGTGGGCGCGGCAGTCGATGCTGAATTCTTCAAGCTCGGGATCTTCAGGCCCACCTGAAAGCCACACGGCTCCAATTTGCAGGATGGCTCCGCGCTGTTCATCGAGCGCAGTGGTTTCAAGATCAACAACTAAAATCGGGGGATGGGGAGCCATGCCACCAGGCGGATGTCAAAGGTCGGAAAAACAAGGGGCCGCACCCCTAACCAAAAGGTGCGGCCCTGCTATGTCTCAACCATCCGGAGGAACGCCGGAAATTTAAGCCTTGCTGCGTGTGCGTCGAGCAGGGGCAGGTGATGGCGGGGCATCGTTGGTCAGCGTGCATGTGCCAGGGGCAGCGGTGCGGCCAAGCTGACAAGCGGTGACGATGACCTGGTCATTCACCTGCAAGTCCACCGTGCCATCGGCATGCGTCTCAGCGATGACACAAGGCAGCGG